GACCCGCGGGCGGGTCGAGTCCGACCGATTCGGATTCAACCGGCGCATGGACAAGTACACGTTCCGGCTGCGGATCATCTGGCCCCTCTCGTCGACGACGGGCGACTGGGAGTCCGTTCAGCAGACCCTGGACAACGCGGTCGAGCTGGTGATCCGGCGGATCATCGGCCCCGTCAACGCGTTCCCGCTCGACCACACCCACGGCGCCCAGTTCCTGGAGGTCGCCGAGGACCCGTGCCTGATCGCCGTGGACTTCTCCGACGCGGCCCAGGCCGCAGCGACAGCTCAACTCGAAGCGACGGTCACCTATTCGGCGTCGGATCGGGACTACACCAGCTGACCAACCGCAGCGCCCTCCACCGCCCCCGCCTCGTCGGGGGCATTTCCATGCCCGCCTGCCTGTCTGGGAGCGCCCCGTGCTGCAGCGCAATACCACCAGCTCGCCGTGGACGTTCACGGACGAGCCTGTCCGCCAGGTACTGCCCGGCGAGACCACCGACCACCCGGTTCTCCTGGACGGCTGGACCGCCGTCGACGTCGAGCAGCCGGAACCGAAGACCACCAAGAAGCGCGCGGGCGCTGCGGACACCGAGGGAGGTGAGCCGCAGTGACACTGCTCGGGCGGCTTGGATATGTGGGCCTGGCGAAAGAGTCCACGCAGGGGACGTGGGCGGCGTCGACGTACTACCTGCCCTGCACGAAGATCGACTTTGAGGCGCAGTACGACCAGCTGCAGGATCTGACGTACCGCAACAACGACTCGAACCTGCAGGGCCTGTACCAGGGCCCGGGGCAGTCCGCAGTCGACCTCGACTTCCCCGCCTACCCGGACTCGATCGGGTACGCGCTGCGGATCATCGGCCCAGACACCGTCACCGCGGGCACCAGCACCACGCTGTCGTCCTCGTCGATCGCGGGCGCGACGTCCATCTCCGTGGCTGCGTCGATCCCGGCATCTTCCACGATCATGATCGACACGGGGACGAAGGTCGAGTACGCCATCACTGGCACGCCGTCCGGATCAGGCCCGTACACGATCCCGATCACCACCCCGGCCGCCGGCCTGACCTATGCCCACAACAGCGCCGTCGCGGTCGTCTCGCAGACCACGCACACCTTCAAGCAGTCGTCGTCGACGGCCAAGCCGACCTGGTCGCTGGCGGACTTCAACGCGTACGAGGTGTGGGGCTACACCGGCTGCATGCTCTCGGACGTCACCCTCACGGTCGACCCGAAGCAGATGGCGATGATGAACGCCAAGTTCACCGGCTGGCCGCCCGCGATCCAGACCGCGACGCCGACGTTCTCCGAGCCTGCCCCTTTCCTGGGCTGGCAGTTCGCGATGACGAACGCCGGCGCGAGTAGCACCCGCGGGTTGTCGTACGCGATGAACTTCAAGCGCGCTACCGAGGCGATCCACGCCAGCAACGGCTCGCAGAACCCGCGCGAGGTGTTCTCCGGCGTCCTGGACGCCGACCTGACGTACAAGGCGATCTACGAGTCCGACGCGGACTACAACCTGTACCTGCAGGCCCTGCAGAACAACCCCACCTCGATGACCATGACCCAGCCGGTCGGCGCAGGCGTCGACGCGGGCGGCTGCTCCCTGACGGTCACCACCACGCAGGGCGGCTGGTCGAAGGGCAAGCCCGACGTGTCCGGCGCGTACGTCGTCGCCGACTTCACGGTCAACGGCATCTTCAACGCCACCGACGGCGGCAGCGTGCAGGCGGTCCTGAAGAATTTCACCAGCGCGGCGTACTGACGCCCCAACCGATCTCCCCGGTCGTGCCCGTCTTGGAGGGCGTGCGGCACGACCGGGGATCAACGCCCTCCCACGCCCCCAACCCTGGAGACACCCATGGCCGGCACCGGCTACAAGGACCCGTACATCCCTCTCACGTTCCCGGAGCTCGCCGACGGCTGCTCCGTGCTGATCCGCAACCCGCAGCTGATGTCCCCGGCGCTGATGGAGCGCGCTGCGGCCATGGCCGACGGTGAGGCCGGGATTCGCTCGCAGGCAATGAACGACATCCTCGCGTACCTGATCGTCGCGTGGCGCAACGTCTATCCGGCGGATGAGGATCTCTCCGACGTTGTCCTCGACGGCGACGAGCCGATCGAGGATCTGCTGGCGAAGCTCCAGTCGCGAGAGCGTCAGCCCCTGGGTAAGCCGACTGCGGAGACCGTCGCGCAGATGCCGATGACGATCATGCTCAAGGTGGCGGAGCAGATCAAGGGCGTGGCAAACCCTCAGTAGCCCCCGGGTCGCCGTACTTCGAGGATGTGCTCCTGCCTGTGGAGTCGATCCTCGGAAGGACCTGGGGTGGCATCGAGCCTCCGCCTGCGGAGTGGGTCGACTTCCTGCTGATGCGGCGCATGCACTGGTCTTGGTCCCAACTCCAGGAGACCCCGCTGTACGTGCGCCGCTTCTCCATGGACTTCCTCGGCCTGATCGCCGAAGCGGAGGAACGGGAGCAGGAGAAGTCGAAGCGGGAGATGGAAGCCAAGCAGCGAACCCACTGACTGGGGGCGGCCCGTGCCAGTCACGATCACTCTTCGCGGCCTCGACGAGGCCATCGCCGCGCTGAAGGCGATGGAGGCCAAGGTCGACCGGGGTACCGCCGACGCGGTGTATGCGGGTGGCCACGCGATCCAGCACCAGGCCCGGGTGAACCTGGGCAAGCGCTCCCACGCCCGGGGCACGCCGACGCCGTCTCCGCGCGGTGAGCCTCCTGCTCGGATCGACGGGACGTTGTGGAGCTCTGTCACGGTCGGCCTGCCCCGGCCTGACGGGCTGTCGGGGTGGATGTGCGAGATCTCTTCGGGCCTCGTGTACTCGCGGATCCAGGAGACCGGCGGCTGGGCTGGACGCGGCCTCCACTCGTATCTGCCACCGCGCCCGTACCTGCGGCCTGCCGTGGATACGGCGGTGGCGTCGGGGCTGATCCGGTCGAGCTTCGAGAAGACGTGGGCGAAGGCCCTGAGCGCATGACCTGAACAGGGGGTGCGCTCGTGGCCGACATCCCCCCGATCATGGTGCAGCTCGGCGGATCCGCGACCGGCTTCCTCCGCATGATCACCAATGCGATCGGCCGGCTCGACGCCCTCACCGAAGCCGCTACGGCAGCTGCGGAGGCCTGCTCAACCGCGTTCGACGCGGTCGACGCCAGCGCCTCAGCGATGGGCGACGCCGTGCGCGCTTCCGCGGCCAGTGCCGGCGAGGCCATGACAGCGATGGGCGACGAGGCGAAGGCTGCAGGCGTTGGCGTCTCCTCGATGGGCGAGGAGATCGCCGCGTCGATGCAGGCCGCTTCCGCTGACATTGCTGCCGCGGCGGCGGAGATGCGTGCGGCGGTCACCGAGATGGCCGACACGGTCAAGACCGAGTCAGTCGAGGCCGGGGAGGCGACGGAGGGCCTGGGGGCGAAGTTCCTGGGCTTGGGTGAGATCGGCACGATGGTCAAGGGCCTGCTGCCGCTGTCACTCGCGGCGGTCGGCTACGAGTCGATCAAGATGGCGTCGACGTTCCAGGCGTCGATGACGCAGATCAACACGCAGGCGGGCGTCTCCAAGGACAAAATCGCCCAACTGTCGAACGGCGTCCTGGACCTGGCCGGACAGGTGGGGTTCTCGCCCGACAGCCTGTCGGAGGCCCTGTTCCACGTCGAGTCCAGTTTCGCCAGCACGGGCATCACGGGCCAGAAGGCCATGGACATCCTCAAGACCGCCGCCGAGGGCGCGGCGGTCGGCCACGCGAACCTGGTCGACGTCCAGAACGCGTTGGACGCCGCGATCGCGTCCGGCATCCCAGGCGTGCAGAACTACAGCCAGGCCATGGGCGCCCTCAATGCGATCGTCGGCTCCGGCGACATGCAGATGCAGGACTTGGCGAACGCCCTCGGCACCGGTGTCCTCGCTGTCGTCAAGGGCTACGGGTTGAGCTTGAACGACGTCGGCGCGGCCTTGGCGACGTTCGGCGACAACAACATCCGCGGCGCGGTCGCGGCAACCGATCTGCGCATGGCGGTGCAGGCCATGGCCGTTCCTGCCGCAACAGCGAAGGACGACCTCGCCCGGTTCGGCATGACGTCGCAGACCCTCGCTGACGACATGCGGACCAAGGGCCTGAACGGTGCCCTGAACGACCTGATGGACCGCATGCGGAAGGCTGGCGTCACGGCCTCGCAGCAGGGCCAGGTCATCACCGACATGTTCGGGAAGAAGGCCGGGAGCGGCCTCGCGGTCCTCCTCGGCCAGCTGGACCGTTTCAACAGCAAGTACCCGGACTTGGAGAAGGGTGCGGGCGGGTTCGCGTCGGCGTGGCAGACGGCGCAGCACACCTTGTCGCAGGAGTTCGCGGACATCAAGGCCGGGTTCGACTCGGTGATGATCCGCATCGGCACGTTCTTGATCCCACAAGTCTCGAACTTCATCAGCTTGCTGGAGAACAAGGGCTCGCCGGTGGTTCACGGCTTCGCGAGTGCCCTGTCGGGGATCGCGTCCGGCTTCACCGGGAGCGCCACGAAGGCCGCGCCGGTCGCCACGGGCCGCAACGCGCGCCTGCAGGAAGGAGCCGGGGCGGCAGCAGCGCCGCCGGCGTTGACGGGCTGGCAGAAGCTGGGCCAGACGGTGCGCGGGATCGCCGATGACTTCCGGAAGTTCGGCGACGATGCGGCGACGGCGTTCGGGAATCTGGAGAAGGCCGCGAAGCCGGTCCTGCAGGTCTTCGGAACGGCCTTCGTGGGTGCCTTGGTCGTGATCGGCGGCCTGCTGGCGAACGTCGTCGGCCCGGCGTTGAAGGGCTTCACGGACTTCCTGGCCCACAACCAGGGCTTGGTGAAGTTCTTCGCCGAGGTCATCCTTGCCGGCCTGGCCGCGAAGCTGACTGTGATCGGCGGGATCAAGGCGGCGACGAGCATCACCGAGCTCGCCAGCAAGCTCCTCGGGTTCCCGTTCAGCGCTGTCTCGAACATCAGCAAGACGTTCGACGGGCTGAAGAAGGCAGCATCTGATCTGGCCACGAACGCGGGCAAGATCAAGGACGCGTTCATGAAGATCCCCTGGTCGTCGATCGGATCCGGGATCGGGAAGGCCTTCACTACCGCCTGGGGGGCCGTCCAGGACGGCCTCGTCAAGATCGCCGGGAAGGCGGGGCAGGCCTGGCGAGGCGTCCAAGACCTGCTCGTCAACGGCGCATCGAAGGCAGGCGAGGTCTGGCGGGGCCTGCAGGCCGGGGCCGGGAAGCTGTTCTCGGGTATAGCCGACGCCGCGTCAACTGCCTGGTCGGGCATCACCTCCACCGCGCAGACCGCCGCCTCCGGAGTGGCCACGGCCTGGTCGTCGGTCGGCGACATGTTCACCAAGATCGGCGGCTTCGCAACCGACCTCGGCGGGAAAATCGCGAACGCCGCATCGGCGGGAGCATCAACAGCCTGGTCCAGCCTGACAACTGGCCTGTCGGGGGTCGCGAACGGCCTGAAGCAGGCCGCGCTCATGGCCTGGGAGTACGTCGCCAAGGCCACACTCGCGACCGGCGCGGCCCTGAAGCAGGCCGGGTCGATGTTCATCGAGAAGACGGCAGCGTTCGGGGCGGCGATCGCCGAGAAGGCCGCCGCGGCAGCGGAGTGGCTCTTGAACTTGGCGATGGACGCCAGCCCGCTGATGCTCGTGGTCCTGGCCGTCATCGCGATCATCGCGATCCTGGTGCTCTGCTACGAAAAAGTCGGCTGGTTCCGCGACTTCGTGAACGCGGCGTTCAAGGGCATCTCCGTGATCGCGCTGTGGCTGTGGCACAACGTGTTCGAGCCCGCGTTCCAGGGGATCGCGAAGGCCGCGACGTGGCTGTGGGACAACGCGATCAAGCCTGCGGCTGAGAGCATCGGTTCGGCGTTCTCGACGCTGGCTCACGCGGCCCAGACCGCGTTCTCGTGGATCGTGTCGGCGGGCGAGCATGCGGCGTCGTGGCTGTCGGCGCTGCCGGGCCGGATCCTCGGCTGGTTCGCGGATGCGGGCAAGTGGCTGTGGAACGCCGGGGTTTCGATCATCCAGGGCCTGTGGAACGGCATCCAGTCGATGGGCTCGTGGATCGCCAGCTCGATCACCGGCTTCATCAAGTCGGTCGTGCCGGGGCCTGTGCTGAAGGTGTTGGGGATCTTCTCCCCGTCGCGGGTGTTCCACGACATCGGCGTGAACGTCACCAAGGGCCTCGTCAACGGCATCACGGCTGGCAAGCAGCAGGTCACGAGTGCCTCGACCAACCTGGCGCTCAGTGCCGTGACCGGCTTCGGCAGCCCGGGCGTGGCACTCGGGGTGAGCGGCGGCAGGCAGTTGGCGATGGCCGGCGCAGGCTACGCCGGTGCCGCTGCTGGTGCGGGCGGCCAGGTGGTGACCATCAACGTCGCGGGCACGGTCGTGGCGGAACGTCAACTGCGTGACCTGCTGGAGAAGCTGAACCTTCAGCGTGGTGGCCGGAACAGCCAGACGTACCAGAGCGCCAAGAAGTAGCTGCG